TCAGCCGATCTGCCGTCCGTACCACACCACCCGTCCCACCACCTCGAACTCGCCGGCGTTGCGGCTCAGATCGACGGTGAAGGTTTCGTACAGCGGGTTGGCGCTTCTGACTTGCAGCACGCCGCCGGGCAAGCGCTGCAGCTGCTTGACGAAGATGTCCTCGCCGATGCGGATCACGTACAAGCCCTCGCCCGGCATGCGCTCGGCGGTATGCACCAGGATGGTGTCGCGGTCTTCCAGCACCCCGCTCATGCTGTCGCCCTTGACGCTTATCACCGCCAGGTCCTGCGGCGCGGCGTTCAGGTAGTTCTTCACCCAGTAGCGGCGAAAGGCCATGTAGAACACCGGCTCCTCGCCCGCGGCGCTGGCACCGAAACCGGCCGAGGCCTTGAGGTTGTAGCGCGGAATGAAGCAGAACTCCTCGTGCACGTTGTCCGGCACGAAGGCGGCGTCTTCTGCCGGCGGCGCTTCCGGCCGGGGCGTCGCCGCGACCGGGGCGGGCGGCGCTTCGCCGCGCATCGGGCCGGAGCCGTACAGCAGCCACTCCAGCCGGCAGCCGCTCAACTCGGCGATCTTCTGCGCGGTGGCGCTGCGCGGCACGCCGCCGTGGTACCACATATTGGTGAAGGAACCCTTGTTGATTCCCATCCGCGCCGCCCAGGCGTAAGGCTTCTCCTCGCCGATCAGCTGCTCCAGCCGCTGGCGGAAATCCTGCTGTTGCTCACTGCTTTCCATATAGAACTCCATCAAGAAGCCATCCGCGCATTATCGCGCAAAGGCTCGTCGCCTGTCCGGCTGCTTTCGCGCCGCCCGGCGCGCCACTAGTGACATTTCGCGCGTTGCATAGTTCTATTTGTTGAACTAACATGGCAACACAAATGCATGATTAGTTCTATAAATTTTCACCCGCTGCTCGCCGCAACCAGGCCGGTCATCGCCACCAAGGTGAACCGCTCTAAATCAAAGGCTTATTGCATTTTAGAACAGCAAGTTCCAAATGCAATGCGAATTAGTACTGGAAAGTATTATAACTAATTTAGAACCAAATGTCTCGCCGGCGCGCCCGGCCCCACAGGAGTCCACTGCGATGAACCCTAGCAAGCCCCTCCCCGCCCTGCCGGCCACCATGCAACTGGTCGCCGAACTGATAGGCGTGCCGCGCACCTGGCAGCTGGTCAAGGCGCTAGGCGGCACCACCCTGCCCATCTCCAAGAACCAGAGCCGCGCCGGCCAGCTGCGCTACGGCGCGCTGTGCGAAGTGATAGGCGAAGACGCCGCCCGCCGCCTCACCCATCACTTCGGCGGCGACACCCTCTACATCCCGCGCTGCAGCCAGGCCCTGCGCCTGGCCCGCAACCAGCAGCTGCTGGCCGACTTCGACCAGATGCTGAGCGAAGGCCTGAGCGCCAACGAATCGGTCGGCGTGCTGGCCGTGCGCTACCACCTCAGCGACCGCATGGTCTGGCGGGTGCTGAAAACCCCGCCGGCCGACAGCGGCGTCCTGCACTGATTTTCCCCCGTCACCGGAGACGTCCATGGCCAGCCGCGCCCTTTCCGACCTGCACCCGCAACTTCAACCTCTGGCGGAAGCCTTCCTGCGCCGCAGCCGCGACGCCGGAGTGGAACCGCTGATCACCTGCACCTGGCGCTCCGCCGACGAGCAGAATGCCCTCTACGCGAAAGGCCGCAGCCAACCCGGCCCCATCGTCACCCACGCCCGCGCCGGCCAGTCGGCCCACAACGCGATGCGCTACGGCAACCCGGCCGCCCGCGCCTTCGACGTGGTGCCGCTGATCGCCGGCAAGCCGATGTGGGACGCCGATCATCCGCACTGGCAAATCATGGGCGCCATCGGCGTCGAACTGGGCCTGAACTGGTACGGCCGCCCCGACGCGCCGTTCCGCGAATTTCCGCACTTCGAACTGCCGCGCGAGGTGCTGTGATGCGCATCGCAGAGCTGTTCACCCGCCCCGGCAGCCGCCGTCTCAGCCACGCCCGGCTGTGGGCCAATGTCGCCTGCGCCGCCGCCACCTTGCTGTTCCTCGTCCAGGGGCTGCGGGGCGTCTTGCAAAGCGAAGTCTGGCTGATCTACCTCGGCAGCGTCGGCGGCTACTCCGCGGCGTTGCGGCTGATCGCCGCCTGGCGCGACCGGGGGCCGGCATGACGCCGGCGCTGCGGCTGGGGCTCTGGCTCGTGCCCGCCCTCGTCTCCGCGCCGCTGGCTTACTGGCAGGGAGAGCGCCGCGCGACGGAACGCTGCCAAACCCGGCTCGCCCAGCAACAAGACAGCCAGCGGCGCCAGGAAACGCAACGCGCGCAGGAGACGGCGCGGCGTTGGCAAGCCGCCTTGCGACAAGAACAAACGCTGCGCCGGCAACTGGAACAACGCGAAGGCGCGCTGCTGCGCCAACAGCGGCAGCTGGCCGACCGGCAACAGCAACTGCGACAAAGGATGGATCATGCCCTGCAACAAGACAGCCGCGCTTTTACCGGTCTTGGCCCTGACAGCCTGCGCCTCTACCGCCAGTTCCTCGGCTACCCCGCCGACGCCCTGCCCGCGTCCCAGCCCCTATCTGCTGGAAATGCCGGCCAAGCCCCTTCCCCCGCAACCGGGCTACCGCCCGCAGACCTACTGGCCCACGCCGCCGACTACGGCGCCTGGTGCCAACAGCTGGAACAGCGCCTGAGCGCGCTCTTCGCGCTGTACTCGCCGCAAGGAGAACACCATGACTGATTTTTTCGACCGCGCCAGCGAACTGGAAACCGCGTTTCGCGAACAGGCCATCGCCCGCCACTGCCGGACAATCGAACAAACCGGCTACAGCCACTGCGAGGACTGCGGCGACCCCATCGCGCCGGCCCGTCGCGCGGCGCTGCCCGGCTGCACCCGCTGCGTGATTTGCCAACAACTGGCCGAAGGCTGAAAGGGCGGTTTCACGTGGAACACGACAATCTGCTGGCCCTGGGCCGCATCGAAGGCAAGCTGGACATGATCGTCGCCCACCTCGCCAAGCAGGACAAAAAACTGGAAGAGCTGGACGGCCGGCTGCGCGACGTGGAAATCCAGGCCGCCAAGAGCGGCGCGCTGTCCGGCGCGGTCTCCGCGCTGCTGGTTACCCTGGCCGGCGAAATGCTCAAACGCCTGCTGCACTGAACTGTCTCATCCGGCCAGCCGCCCCGCGCCGCGGGAAAATGGCCGCCATCGAATCCCCTCCGCGCCGCCCACTGACATCGCTCAACTGAGCCGCCGCCGCCCTCCCGGCGACACTATGGGCCAAGCGCTTCTTCCCCCGAGGTATCCCATGTCTTTGCTCATCCCGCTGCAAACCGCCATCGCCGACCGCCTGCAACAGGGCCTGGGCCGCATGGTGCGCGAAGTGGCCGCCGACCTGGACGAAACCGCCGTCTGCGGCCTGGAGCTGGATCACGGCGGCTGCCGCAGCCGCCTGACGCCGGGCCGCGCCGCGCCGGTCCTGCACCCGCAAGCGCTGGCGCGTTTGCCGGCGGTATGGACCGTGGCCGGCGGCATCGTCGCCAGCCGCCCGGCCGGCAACCAGCGCCAGCGTTACAAGACCGAGGCCCGCTTCACCGTGCTGGCCGGCGACCGCCTGCACGCCGACGCCGGCTACCCCGGCGCCGGCGTCTGGGCCCTGGTCTACGCGGTGCGCCGCCTGCTCAGCGCCCAGGACTTCGGCCTGCCGGTCGCGCCCTTGCTGCCGGAACAGGTTCGTCCGCTGGGCCAGGCCGAACGCGACGGTGAGCCGTGGAGCCTGATGGCCTGCGATTTCTCCAGCCACTGGCTGGAGGACGCGCTGGACAACGGCCGCTGGCCCAGCCCGCAAGGCGAGGCCGACCCGGACGCCCTGTTCGCCCGCTTCGGCGGCCGGCTGGACGGACCGCAACCTGAGTGGCTGCGCACCCGGCTCGACTACGCCTTCCCCGCCGACGCCGCCTTCCCCGCCGACGCCGCCGTCCGCGCCCAGGACGCCGCGCAGCGCGCCAAGCCGCGCTGATCCCCCGCTTCACCCCCGCTTCACCCCCGCTTCACCCCCGCCGCGCCGCCCGGCGCGGCATCCCTCCCGCAACTTCCTCATCCAGGAGCCCATCGCATATGGCTAGCCCCAACATCAGCTTCGACCAGATTCCGGCCTCGATCCGCAAGCCGGGCAAGTACTTCGAGTTCAACACCAAACTGGCGGTGCGCACCCTGCCGGGCAACCCGCAGCGCGTGCTGCTGATCGGCCAGCGTCTGGCCAGCGGCGCCCAGCCGGCGCTCGCCGCGCTGGACGTGTTCAGCGACGAACAGGCCGCCCAGGCCTTCGGCCGCGGCTCTTACGCCCATCTGTTCGCCCGCGCCGCCATCAACGCCAACCCCTATCTGCAACTGACCGTGATCGGCGTCGACGATGCCGACAGCGCCGCCGCGGCGTCCGGCTCCATCGCCTTCAGCGGCCCGGCCAGCGGCGGCGGCACGCTCAGCCTGTTCATCGGCGCGACGCGCGTCGACGTGGCCGTCAACGCCGGCGACGACGCCGCCAAGGTGGCCTCCGCCGCCAAGGCCGCCCTCGACAAGCAGGCTGACCTGCCCGTCGTGGCCGCGGTCGCCAAGGAAACGCTGACCCTCGTCGCCCGCCACAAGGGCGCGCAGGGCAACGCCATCGTCCTCAAGGCGCAGGAGCAGATCGCCGGCCTGGGCGTGACCGTGGCCGCGATGAAGGGCGGCGCAGGCGACCCGGACATCGCCGCCGCCTTGCAGGCCGTGGTCAGCGGCGGCCACCAGGTCGTGGTCAACCCGTTCAACAACGACGCCGCCTACACCGCGCTGCGCAACCATCTGGACTTCGTCTCCGGGCCGCTGGAGCAGCGCGGCGCCATTGGCGTGGTCGGCCTCACCGGCAGCCTGGCCGAAGCGGGCGCCAGCGCCGCCAAGCTGGCCAGCGGCCGCGTCAGCGCCGCCTGGTATCGCGGCTCCGCCAAGCTGCCGGGCGAGCTGGCCGCCGCCTACGCCGCCGTGATCGCCAGCGAGGAAGACCCGGCCCGCCCGCTCAACACCCTGGAACTGAAGGGCATCGACGTGGTGGAGCTGGCGCAGCGCAGCAGCCGCACCGAGCAGGAAAACGCCCTCAACAGCGGCGTCGCCCCGCTGGAAGTGGGCCCCGGCGAGCGGGTGCAGATCGTGCGCGCCATCAGCAGCTACACCAAGGACGCCCAGGGCGTGGACGACCCGGCGCTGCTGGACATCACCACCATCCGCACCCTGGACTACGTCCGCCGCGCTTGCCGCGAGCGCATCGCGCTGCGCTTCCCGCGCGAGAAGCTGTCCGACCGCACCCCGGCCAAGGTCCGCTCCGAGCTGCTGGACGTGCTCTACAAGCTGGAAGAACTGGAAATCATCGAACAGGTGGACGCCAACAAGGACGCGCTGATCGTCGAGCGCGACCTGCAGGACGTCAACCGCCTGGACGCCAAGATTCCGGTGGACGTGGTCAACGGCCTGCACGTATTCGCCGGCCGCATCGACCTGCTGCTGTAACGCCCCTCAGCCCCTCCGCCGCGCCGGCCGTCCTGGCCGGCGGGCCCCCCATCCCCCTGAATCGAAAAGGAATCTCTCATGGCTTTGAAAGAATACGCAGGCGCCATCGTTCTGGAAGTGAACGGCCAGGAAATCGACGTGATCGACCTCAACGTCAGCAGCAAGACCGGCCGCAAGCTGGTGAAAACCATGAACGCCAGCGGCCGCGCCAAGGGCTTCGCCCGCGGCATCTCGGAATACGAGCTGGCGGTCACCGTCTCCATCCCGCTGTCCGGCGAACTGGACTGGGAGGCGATCGAAGGCGCCAAGCTGACCGAATACCCGATGGCCCCGGGCGGCAAGCGCGTCAGCTATCTGGACTGCTTCACGCTGGAAGTGGGCGAGAAGTACGGCGTGGACAACGAGGCGCGCCGCGACATCAAGCTGCTGTCGCTGCGCAAGGTAGCGGAATAACTCCGCTAGGTTGTTAACCCGTGCTGCCTGCGCGTTTGCCAGGCAGCACGCTTCGACAGGCAGGCTGCGATGACTAAAAAGACTCTCCAGGCACGGAACGGCAAGGCAAATGCGGGATTCGATCTCGTCCAGCATGCCTTGTCTTTCCAGGGGAAGGAGAAAATCACCGGTTTAACCGACGCCCAAACTCGCGCCTACGCTTCCGCAGTCATGCGGAAAGAAAGCGCCGGCAAGGTTAACAGCGACAACCAGCGGGGATACTACGGCCAGTACCAGTTCGGCGCGGAAGCGCTGGTGGAAACGGGGCTGATCGACCGGGAGAAATACAACGCCGCAATCGCCTCGGTCAAAAAGAAATACGGCGAAAACTGGCGCAAACAATGGTATGCGAAGGATGCCGGCCTGCATGCCAAATTTCTGGAAGACGAGTCCAACTGGAAAATTTCCGGCGGTTTGACGCGCTACCTCGACGATAAAGCCCTGCAAGACGCCAAGTTCGTCGAATTCACCAACAAGCAGATCCAGCAAGGCATCAAGCTGAAAGCCATCGGCGCAGACGCTTCCGCGGAAAGAATCGCCGCTTTCGCAGGCGCGGCGCACTTGAAAGGCGTGGGCGGCGCCAACGCCCTTTTCAAGCATCATCGAGAAACACGCGATGGCAACGGCACCTCGACCGCCGAGTACGCCCAGATCGCCCAACAATCCATCAACGATCTGGCCCCGCAAGTGGCGCGGGCCATGCAGGACGGCCCGTCCTCCGCTCAATCTGTGCCCGCTGCGCCGCCCCCCGCATCCAGCGCGCCAGCCTCGCGTGCCGCTCTTGCCGCCAAAACGCACGATCCCGCCGGCGACGCCAGGCCGGCGGCGGCCACCACAACCGCAAGCGCGGCCTTGCCCAAGCATCCGCGCCCCGCGCTGGATGGGCAGGCGATTTTGAATCAAAGGCGACGCTTCGACGGCTACAAGTACCGCTACGGCGGCAACGGCCAGCAAGACGCCAAGGGCGTCAGGCGCATCGACTGCTCCCATCTGGTCAATCAGGCGCTGACCGGCGCGGGCTACGCCATCCCTTACCAGACCACCGCAGAAATGGGCGGCTCCAAGTACTACGAGGAAATCGCCCCCAAGGACGTCAAGCCCGGCGACATCGCGCTCTGGCGCGGCGACAAGAACCACACCGGCATCGTCGAGGCCTACGACGCCAAAACCGGCAAAGGCGATTTCTTCGGCGCGCAAAACAAAAAGGGCGCGTCCAGCGCCAAGCTGGGCAAGGGCTCATGGTGGGGCCAGCCGCAGAAATTCCTGCGCCCCAGGGCCGAATATCTGCAATCCGTGCCGGCGACAAGCCGCGCCGAGGCCGCCGGACAAGCGCCCGCGCCCGCTCAAGCCATGGCCAGCGGCGACACCGTGCGCAAGCTGCTGAAAACCGAAGGCGCCACCCGCGTCTACCAGATGGCCGACGGCGCGGTGCAAACCCGCGAGGGCGGCACCGTCGCCTGGCGCAACAACAATCCGGGCAACCTGAAGTTCGGCTACGCCGGCAGCCGCGACAAAACCGACCACAGCAAGCGCAGCAAGGCCCGGGCGCTGGCCGACGCGCGAAAACGCTACCAGGGCGTGGTCGATCTGGACCAGTGGGGCAACGCCATCTTCGCCAACGAGGCCGCCGGCCGCGCGGCCAAGGCGCAGTTGTTGAGCAAACGGCACGGCGGCAAAACCATAGAGCAGATGCTGCCCAAGTACGCGGTATCCGACTACTCGGGCAAGGCCGACCACGCCCGCTACGCGGCCGGCATCCATAAGCTGGCGGCCAGCCGCGGCCTGGATCTGCGCGGCAAGAAAATCCAGGATCTGAATCCGGCCGAATTCGAAGCCTTGCTGGACGGCATGAAGAAAGTGGAAGGCTTCAAAGCCGGCAAGACCAGCGTCAGCCGCCCGGCCGCCGCCGAACCGGCCGCGCCGCCGCCGGCCGACCCGGCGCCCTCGCCAACCGTCCCCGCCGCGAAGAAGCCCGTCGCCCAGACGCGTCCCCCGGCCGCCGCGCCCGCCGGCCAGGCCAAGGCGAAACCCAAGCCGGCCGCCGGCGAGGAGAGCGCGGGCCGGGGCGGGGAAGCGACGCTCGCCGCCCTCATCGGCCAGCTCGGCGCGGCGCTCGCCCAGCTCAACAGCCAGCTTGCGCAACCCATCCAGATCCGCGTCGACGTGCAGAACGGCAATATCGTCGCCGCCGTCAACGCCGCCAACAGCCAACAACACAGGAGGAACTGATGCTCAGCCTCAACGCCTTCGCCGGCCTTGCCGCCGGCCCGGTCGCCGACGCCAGCTTCCGCGGCGTGCGTTTCGATTGCCTGAAAAGCGTCGACAGCGCCGAGCGCGATCAGGCGCAGTACGAATATCCGTATCTGGACGGCGCCGACATCGAAGATCTGGGCCGCAAGGCCCGCAAGGTGGCGCTCAGCGCCATGTTCTGGGGCGCGGACTACCCGCAGCGGCTGCGCGCCTTCATCGCCGCGCTGGACGCGCCGGGGCCGGGAGAATTGATCCACCCGGTTTTCGGCAGCATGGCGCGCGCCCAGGTATGCGGCTACCAGATCCAGCACGACGCCGACGCGCCCGATTCCTGCACCGTCGAGGTCAGCTGGGTGGAAGCCACCCCGGGCAACCCTTTCTTCGCCAACCGCTCGCCGCTGTCGCAATGCGAGAGCGTGCTCGCCGGCAGCGCCAGGCTGCGCCAGCAGGCCGGCGCGATCTTCGCCAGGGCGCAAGAGCTGGCGGCGGCCAGCCAGGGGGCGCTGGCGCGGCTGGGCGCCTTGCGCCAGCAACTGACCGCCACCGTGACCCAGCTCTCCGGCATGGCGCGGCAGACAGTCGCCATCGCCAACGATCTGCTGGCCGCGCCGCACGCCTTCGTCGCCGAGGTCAACCGGCTGGTGGACGACATCGCCGACTGGCGCTTCGACGCGCGCCTGTCGGTGGGCATCGCCGTCGGCGGCGCGCCCAAAACGGCGCAACCGTCGCCGCGGCCGACGCTGGCGGACTGGAACGCGCTGCGCCGCCGGCTGGACAAGCTGCCCGACCGCGTCCGGCAGAGCATCGCGCCCGGCGGGCCGACGCTGGCGCTCGCCGTCTGGAGCAGCGACCAGCAGCGCATCGACGCCCTGCTGCAACTGTCCGCCGCCAGCCGCCTGACCCGCGCCGCCGCCTCGCTGTTCGCCGCCGAAAGCGAGCAAGCCTCGCTCACCCCGCCGGCGCTGGAGCAGGTGGCTGGCGATGCGCGCGCCGCGCTGCAAACCGCGCTGGATGCGGCGCGGGAAGGCTTGGCCGAGGACGCCTACCCGCTGACGCAGACGCTGCGCGAGCTGGGCCTGCAAGTGCAGGAAAGCGCCGCCGCGCTGATCGCCCGCCGCCCGCCGCTGCTCACCCGCCCCGCGCCCGCCGCCTGCAGCCTGCGCCAGCTGGCGCAGCTGTGGTACGGCGACAGCGACCGCGCCGCGGAGCTGCTGCGCCTCAACCCGCAGCTGATCCACCCCAACCACCTCAGCGCAGGAACCCCCATCCATGGCTACGCCCGCTAAACACCAGGTCAGCCTGCTGATCGCCGGCCGCGAGCACGGCGACTGGACCCACTACGTCATCGACTCCGACCTCGCCCTGGCCGCCGACGCCTGGCAGCTGACGCTGGGCCTGCCTGGCGGCGCGGCGCCGCCCGAGGTTGCCCCCGGCGCGCCGGTGCAAGTCCGGGTGGACGGCGAAACCGTGCTGCAAGGCCGCGTCGACGAGGCGCGCCATAGCGTGGAGCCGGGCCGGCACCAGCTGGCGCTGTCCGGCCGGGACCTGGCCGGCATCCTGCTGGACGCCAGCGCGCCGCTGTTGTCGGCCAAGGCCATGACGCTGGCCGACGTGCTGGACACCGTGGTGCGGCCGCTGGGCGTGGCGCGCATCCGCGTCGATCCCCGGGCCGGCGGCCAGATCGACAAGATCAGCGTCGATCCCGGCGCCAGCGCCTGGGACGTGCTGACCCGCGCCGCCGCCGCCAACGGGCTGACCGCCTGGTTCGACCCGGACGGCACGCTGACGGTGGGCGGCCCCGACTACAGCCAACCGGTGGCCGCCCAGCTGACGCTGCGCCGCGACGGCCGCGGCAACAACGTGCTCAGCCTCAGCGAAACCCGCTCCCACGCGCCGCGCTATTCCGAGTTGACGCTGCTGGGCCAGGCCCACGGCCAGGCGCTGACGCCCGGCCGCCACCAGCTCAGCCACCGCGCCGCGGACCCGGGGCTGGACTACCACAAGCCGCGCATCGTGGTGGAGCCGGACGCCGCCAGCCTGGCCGAACTCTCCGCCCGCGCCGACAAGCTGCTGGCCGACGCGCGGCTGGCCGGCTACACCCTGCACGCCAGCGTGGCCGGCCACCACCACAGCGGCGGCCGGCTATGGACGCCGGGACAGAGGATAGCGGTGCGCAGCGAGCCGCACGGCGTGGACGGCGTGTTCTTCCTGATGGCCCGCGCCTTCGAAGGCGGCCGCGGCGTCGGCGCCGTCACCCGGCTGACGCTGAAGGAAGACCGCTGCTGGATACCGGCGGCCGCCGCCGCCCCAAGCGAAAGGAACCCCCATGTGGCATGAAGTGGACCAACGCATCCGCCGCGCGCTCAACGAGGCGCGGCAAGGCTTCCGCGCCGTCATCACCCGCGTGGACAGCGCCGGCGGCGTGCAAACCGCCCAGGCCGACGCGCTGGCCGGCGAACAACTGCAAGACACCGAGCTGTTCCAGCATTACGGCTACACCTCCAACCCGCCGCCGGGCAGCATGGCCATGGTGCTGCCGCTGGGCGGCCGCAGCAGCCACAGCGTGGTGCTGGCCACCGAGCACGGCAGCTACCGGCTGCAAGCGCTGCAACCCGGCGAAGTCGCGCTGTACAGCGACGAAGGCAGCAAGATCGTGCTCAAACGCGGCAAGATCATCGCGGTCAGCTGCGACACCTTCCAGCTGGATTGCCAGCGGCTGCAGGTCAACGCCAGCAGCCAGGCCAGCTTCTCCACCCCGCTGCTGCAAACCAGCCAGCAACTGGTGGCCGAGGGCCGGATCAGCGGCAACGGCGGGCTGGCCATCCAGGGCGGCGGCGGCGCGCAAGTGCGCGGCGACGTCGTCGTGGCCGGCGACGTGACGGCCGACGGCAAAAGCCTGCGAAATCACACCCACAACGGCGACTCCGGCGGCGTCACCAGCCCGCCGCGCTGAATTTCGCCTCGCGCCTCCCCACCCGGTCACTGACCGCCTTCCCCTGCCGCCAGGCCTCCCCAACCCGGACAATCGATATGGACCCGCTACTCGACCCCGCCACCGGCGACTACGCCGGCCCCGCCACCGACACCCTGGCCAACGCCGTCTACCTGCGGCTGATGACGCCGCTGGGCGGCTGGTGGGCAGACCCTTCCCTCGGCTCGCGCCTGCACCTGCTGGCTCGCAGCAAGCACACCAGCCGCGTCGACCTGCTCGCCTGCCAATACGCCGAGCAGGCGCTCTCGCCGCTGCTTGCCGACGGCCGCGCCCGAAGCGTGGACGTCAGCGCCCGCCGCCAGGGCAAGGGCCGCCTGCTGCTCTCCGTCGCCGTCGTCGAAAGCGGCGGCCGGCAACGCCATTTCCAACATCAAGTGAGGATAGCCTGATGCCCCTCTTCACCCCCGACTTCAACGAGATTCGCCAGACGCTGCTGCGCGATTTGCAAAACCTGCGCGCCGACGCCGACGTCGGCCCGGACAGCGATTACTTCGTGCGCGCCAGCTCGGTGGCCTGCGCGGTGGAAGGCCTGTACCAGCACCAGAGCTGGATCGCGCGCCAGATTTTCCCCGACACCGCCGACCGCGATTACCTGGAACAGCACGCCCGCATCCGCGGCCTGACGCGCAAACCGGCGGTGGCGGCGCGCGGCCGGCTGCGGCTGAGCGGCAACGCCGGCGCGCAAAGCCCGCTGCCGCTGCAACTGCGCATCGGCGAGCAGCTGTACGCCACCCCGGCGCAAGACGAAAACGGCCAGCCGCTGCGCATCGCGCTCGACGCCCAAGGCGCGGCCGTGGTGCCGCTGCGCGCCGCCGCGCCGGGCGCGGCCGGCAATCTGCCCGGAGAAACCGCGGCCGAGCTGATGCAGGCGCCGGCCGGCCTCTCCAGCCGCGCCGCGGTGCTGGACATGTCCGGCGGCGCGGACGAAGAGGACGACGCCGCGCTGCTGGAGCGGCTGCTGGACCTGATCCGCCGCCCGCCGGCCGGCGGCAACCGCCACGACTACCGCCGCTGGGCGCTGGAAGTGCCGGGCGTGCACGCCGCCTACGTCTACCCGCTGCGGCGCGAACCGGGCACCGTGGACGTGGTGATCACCGCCAAGAACGCGCTGCCCGGACAGGACTTGATCCGCCAGGTGCAGGCGCGCATCGACGAATTGCGCCCGGTCACCGCCAGCAACAGCCTGGTGCTGGCCCCCACCGAGCGAGCGGTGGACGTCGTCGCCGCGCTCAGCCTGGACGGCGTCGGCCCGGCCGCCTTCCAGCCGCAGCTGGAAGCGGCGCTGGCCGGCTTCTTCGCCGGGCTGGCCCCTGGCGAAAGGCTGGTGCGCAGCCGGCTGGAAGCGCTGATCTCCGACCTGCCCGGCGTGGTGGACCGCCAGCTGATTTCGCCCGCCGCCAACGTCGAACCGGCCAACGACAAGGACAAGGTGGAATGGCTGCGGCTGGGCAAGGTCTCGACAAGGGGGCTGGCATGACCCCGCAAACCCCTTATCGCCAGTTGCTGGCCCAATTGCTGCCGCCGGACAGCTATCAGCCCGGCCAACCGCGGCTGGCGGCGGAACTGGCCGGCGAAGGCGCGGCGCTGGACCGCGCCGAACAGCAGGCAGGGCAGCTGGCCGGCGCGACGACCCCGCTGCGCGCGGAAGCCTTGCTGCCGGAGTGGGAGCGGGTTTGCGGCCTCTCCCCCGCGCCCGACGCCACCTACCAGCAACGCCAGCAGGCGGTGCTGGCCAAGCTGGCTGAAACCGGCGGCCTGTCCATCCCCTATTTCCAGCGCCTGGCCCAGGGCATGGGCTACCACATCGCCATCAGCGAACCGCAACCGTTCCGCGCCGGCCTCAATCGCGTCGGCGATCAGCTGTGGCGCAAGGAAGTGCGCTGGGTCTGGCAAGTCACCGTCTATGGCGACAAAGTCCGCCCCTACCGTTTCCGCGCCGGCCAATCGCTGGCCGGCGAGCGGCTCACCGCCTTCGGCGACCCGATGCTGGAAGAGCTGTTCCAGGACCTGAAGCCGGCGCACACCTTCGTCTACTTCGCCTACCGTCCGGCGCCCGACGCCTGACACTCCCTCCCTCCACCCGCAAGGACACGTCATGCAAGACACGCTCAAACCCGTCCCCACGCCCGACAACCTGTTTCACGACGGCAACCCCGCCAGCGGCGAGCTTGGCACCATCGTCGGCGCCGACTGGCTGAACAACGCCCAGTCCGCCATCCAGAGCGCTCAACAAGAGCTGCTGACGGTGCTGAAAGACAGCGGCCAGGCCGCCGATCCCAAGCGCCAGGACCAGCTGCTGCAGGCGATCCGGAAAATCGCCTGGGGCGGCAACGCCAAACCCGCCACGCTGGCCGGCTACGGCATCGCCGACGGCCTGACCCTGCGCCCGCAGCTGGGCGACAAGGCGGACCTGAACGCCATCGTCGACGACGGGCTGTATCACAACCGCCTGAACGCCAGCGCGGCAAACGGAGCCAACTATCCACAGCCACGCGCCGGCTTGCTGTTCGTCTATTCCGACGACAGCATGGTCTACCAGCAGTACCAGTGCTATGACGACGCCGGCTGCTGGTATCGCTGCCGCTACAACGGCAACTGGCAGCCCTGGAGCAAGCTGGCCGACGCCGCCACCACGCTGGCCGGTTATGGCATTACCGACGCCCAGCCGCTCAACAACAACCTCACCGCGCTCGCGAATCTCAACACCACCGGTCTGGTGGTGGATACCGGCCCCGGCACAGCGGCCACTCGCGCCATCGTCGCCGGACAAGGCGTCACCGTCAGCAACGGCGACGGCAAGGCCGGCAATCCCGCCATCGCGCTGGCCAACAGCGGCGCAGCGGCAGGCACCTACGGCATGGTGACGGTGGACGCGATGGGCCGGGTGACGGCGGGCCGGCAGATGCAGCCGGCTGACGTGCCGGGGCTGGACTGGTCCAAGATCACGTCCGGCACGCCGACCACGCTGGCGGGGTATGGGATTTCGGATGCTACGCCGCTGGATGCAGCTGGCCGCGCGACAGCACAGACATTCCGGGCGGCAAAAGGCTTCCCGGCGACAGATAATGCTGCTGTCGGATTTGCATTTGGCCCGGACGGCGATACTGGACTTTTTGCCGACTACACAGGATCGAATCCTGTGACCGGAACCCGTACGCTGTGTCTCAAGATAGATACGAAAGATGTTTTCATCGCAGATCGAACGGGTGGGGCGTGGATTACGGGGTATGGCTGGTTGCATGAGAAGTTCGCAGGTATCGACGCCGCCCCGCCCGGCAAAGTTTCGCACTTCGCAATGACCGCCCCTCCCGCCGGCTGGGTGAAATGCGACGGCGCGCTGTTGTCCCGCGCAGCCTACCCCGCGCTGTTTGCCGCCATCGGCACCACCTTCGGCGCGGGCGACGGCAAAACGACGTTCGGCGTGCCGGACCTGCGCGGCGAGTTTGTGCGGGGGTGGGATGATGGCCGCGGAGTCGATACCGGCCGTGCCGCTGGTTCATGGCAGCGCGGTTCTCAGTTCATTTTTGACGATGGCGATAATGTTGGAGTCCCAACAATGGGGAAAGTGGCCGCGGCAAATTACACTGCAGGCAGTCAGAGCCCGTCTGAAACGTGGGATGGGTATGACGGCGGCGGTCTTGCATTTATGGCGAACGCGTCAGTTTTCAAATACAACTCCGACATGGGGGCGGCAGCAGCTAAGCATGCCCGCCCCCGCAACGTCGCACTGCTCGCCTGCATCAAAATCTGACGGAGACCATCATGACCGAACTCGAACAAAAAACCGTCTATTGCTACAGCGCAGCGACCGGCGAGTACGCCGGCGAGACTACGGCGATGCGCTCACCGCTGGACGAAGCCGAGGTATACCTGATCCCCGCCTGGGCGGCCGACGCCGCGCCGCCGGCAGCCGGCAAGCGCGAGGCCGCCGTGTTCCGCGCCGACGACGGCAGCGTGCCGAGCCACTGCCTGAATGGCGGGCGCTGGCAGACCGTGCCGGACTGGCGCGGCGTGGCACTGTGGAACAAAGCCAGCGCGCAGTCGGTAACGGCGCAGCTGGGCGACACCCCGGACAGCCTCGCCGCCACCGAGCTGGAACCGCCGCCGTTCGGCGTGTGGAAGGGCAAAGGCTGGGTGGTGGACAAAGCCGCGCAGCTGGCTGCGCAAACCGCCGCGGCCGAGGCCGATATCGCCGCGCGCCGCGCCCAGGCCGACGCCGCTATTGTGCCGTTGCAGGATGCCGTCGATCTGGCGATGGCCACGCCGGCCGAGGCCGAGCTGCTGGCCGCGTGGCGGCGTTACCGGGTAGAACTCTCCCGCCTGCCGCAACGCGCCAGCTGGCCGCAATTGGCCGCAGCCGACTGGCCGCAGCAACCGGCCTGACCCTCCCGGTTTTACCTGAAACCCTCCCGCCGCGCGCCTTGCGCGGTTTTTCTCAAGCCCGGTTTTCTCCGTCAGTACTGACAACCGTCGCCTAAGCCCTCCACCCGCCCGCGTTCACAATCCTGTTCATTGTCAGCAAGGACATCCGTCATCGGCCATGCGCCGATCTTTCATCAGTCAGGAGACGCAGGCATGCAGGACACGCTCAAACCCATCGCCAGCCCGGACAACCTGTTCCACGACGGCAACCCGTACAGCGGGGAGCTGGGCACCGTGGTGACGTCCGAGTGGCTCAACAACGCCCAATCCGCCATCCAGAGCGCGCAGCAGGAAGTGTTGTCGGTGCTGAAAGACAGCGGCCAGACGCCAGACCCGAAACGCCAGGACCAGCTGCTGCAGGCAGTAAAGAAGATCGCCTGGAACGGCAGCGCCAGACCCTCCACGCTGGCCGGCTACGGCATTACCGACGCCCAGCCGCTCAACAACAACCTCAGCGCGCTGGCCAACCTCGCCACCACCGGCCTGGTGGTGGATACCGGCCCCGGCACAGCGGTCACTCGCGCCATTGTCGCCGGACAAGGCGTCACCGTCAGCAACGGCGACGGCAAGGCCGGCAACCCAACCATCGCGCTGGCCAACAGCGGCGCGGCGGCGGGCACTTACGGCATGGTGACGGTGGACGCGATGGGCCGGGTGACGGCGGGCCGGCAGATGCAAGCAGCTGACGTGCCGGGGCTGGACTGGTCCAAGATCACGTCCGGCACGCCGACGACGCTGGCGGGGTATGGGATTTCGGATGCCGTTGCCGCCGCCGATCTCGCCGCGCGCGGGCTGTTTGGGTCTGCTCAAAACATAGGATCAGGATCTTGTGTCGACTTTCGCTCAAACGGTTTGTATCACGTCAGCGAAACCGCGAGTGACAGGCCGATGAACAGCAATGGCATGCTGCTGGTCAACTTCTTAAACGAAAAGTGGGGCTCGCTTACATACTACGCATGGGGTGGCCAGACGTTTGAAGCGCGAAAAGAAAACGGGGCGTGGAAGTCGTGGCGGCGGCTCTCTGACACCGACGCCGTCACCGCCGCCGCCCCGCCCGGCAAAGTTTCGCACTTCGCAATGACCGTCCCTCCCGCCAGCTGGGTGAAATGCGACGGCGCGCTGTTGTCCCGCGCTGCTTATCCCGCGCTGTTTGCCGCCATCGGCACCACCTTCGGCGCGGGCGACGGCAAAACCACGTTCGGCGTGCCGGACCTGCGCGGCGAGTTTGTGCGGGGGTGGGATGATAGCCGGGGAATTGATGTAGGCCGATCATTTGGCAGTGGGCAGTCTGACGAAATCAAGTCGCACAGACACAATCTCTGGGGAGATGCCGTAATGTCATTCAGCGGGTCTGGGCGCCTACCAACAGTCGCCGAAGCTGCGTTTGAATCGTGGGTTCAGACTGAGGTTGCTGGCGGCGCGGAAACCCGCCCGCGCAACGTCGCACTGCTCGCCTGCATCAAAATCTGACGGAGACCATCATGACCGAAATCGAACAAAAAACCGTCTACTGCTACAGCGCAGCGACCGGCGAGTACGCCGGCGAAACCACGGCCATGCGCTCACCGCTGGATGCCGACGAGGTGTACCTGATCCCGGCCTGGGCCTCGGACGTCGCGCCGCCGGCCGCCGGCGAGCGCGAGACCGCCGTGTTCCGCGCCGATGACGGCAGCGTGCCCAGCCACTGCCTGAACGGCGGACGCTGGCAGACCGTGCCGGACTGGCGCGGTGTGGCACTGTGGAGCAAAACCACCGCGCAGCCGGTAACGGCCCAGCTGGGCGATACGCCGGACAGCCTCGCCGCCACCGAGCTGGAACCGCCGCCGTTCGGCGTGTGGAAGGGCAAAGGCTGGGTGGTGGACAAAGCCGCGCAGCTGGCCGCGCAAACCGCCGCGGCCGAGGCCGATATCGCCGCGCGCCGCGCCCAGGCCGACGCCGCCATTGTGCCGCTGCAGGATGCTGTTGACCTAGCCATGGCCACGCCGGCCGAGGCCGAGCTGCTGGCCGCGTGGCGGCGCTACCGGGTGGCGCTCTCCCGTTTGCCGCAACGCGCCGGCTGGCCGCAGCTGGCCGCATCCGACTGGCCGCCGCAACCGGCCTGACCCGCCCGGTTTCACGTGAAACCCATCCGCGCCGCACTGCGGCGCGGTTTTCGTTGTGCCCCGCGCCGTCAAGGCTGCAGGTGAATCTCCACCCTCTCCTTGCCCTTGCCGACGTTGCGTCTTTTCAGCGCGATGCGTCCCACCTCGCCGCTGCGCCGCAGATGGGTGCCGCCGCACGGCACGCGGGCGAAGCCCGGCAGTTCCCAGTAACGGCGTTCGGCGGCAGGGTCGGAAAAAGCGCTGACAATGGACAGATCGGCGTCCACCCAGCGTTGCGCCTCGGCGGCGATGGCAGCCAGCTGCGGGGTGATCGCCTCGGGCAGGGCAAAGTCTATGCGCGCCTTGTCCTCCGCGATGTGCGCGCCGATTTTCTCCGCCTCGGGAAAACGGCGGCAGATCACTTCCAGCACCAGTTCCGCGGCGAAATGCAGCCGCATCAGCCGGTAACGGCGCGGCCAGTCTATCGCCACCGTCGCCGCGTCGCCGGCGGCCAGGCCGTGGTCCGCGTCCAGCGTGTAGACGATGTCCAGGCCCTGCTTTTCCGCCAAGCGCACCGGGCGGCCGGCGATCGTGCCGCTGTCGCTCTCCTGGCCGCCGGAGAAGGCGTAGAAGACGGTGTCGAGCAGCCAGACGCGCGCGCCCTCGACGCGGCTGACGCGGGTGGCCAGCTCGGTCTGGTAGGGATCGGCCCAGAAGCGCTTGCCCCTCAT